GAGACAGATTATTTATTCATCTCTATTTAAAAGGTAAGAGTATTCTTTGATCTTTCTAAAATAAGTTAATTTAACTTTATTATAGGAAGATCGAATACTTGCACGTTCAGAAATTGACAGTGACATCATATTCTCTATATTAAGAGATTTAAGATAAGACACTGACAAGTCAACACGTGCACAACTTCATCACGGAAGAGAAATCCCATAGTAATCATTGATACACTTGGTTAAATGTAACCAAGGTGTCGGTGAAAACCAGCTTAAGGCATAGTGGAACTTTGCCTGTGCACCGAACTTCAATCAAAATTGATATAATGAATTATAATCAAAGTTGATTAAGTTTTGTTTAGCTACTTCTTTATTGGCTCTGTATTTTAATACAGCTAGTGCTAAAAGCGCTAGTTGCATCATATATTCAGAGTCAGATCTAGAGATAAAAGTATTATCCGTAAGTCATCTCATCCCACTCGAAAGTGCGACGTGATTGTTACGGTTAATCAAACCTCTAGGTCCAAAAAGACAGAAAAGCACGAATGAAAGATCAAATTTCTTTTTAGAAAATTTGCTTTCTAAAAGTTCTAGCGATTCACTTATGGTATAAATACCAAAAGTAACAAACTCATTAATAGCTACGGCAAGAGTAAGAGGATCCCGAACCAAGTTTAATATTAAACCTGGTCCAATAGGACTTCAGAACTTACCATCCTTAGAGATAACTCTTTTAGCAAATTCAACGAAATCGTTAGAAATCATTGATTTACTTAAAGAAATCTCAAGGCCTAAAGTTTTCATAATACTTAAATAAGTATCTGAAAATTCTCTAGTAACTATAACGTCATCTCCTAAGACACAATAAAGTGAATTAGGCTTTGATACGCAAGCATTAACCACCATATGGTGAGTTAAAGCTAGCATTGCTCAAGACGAATAACAACCCATAGGTTGACCAACTGCATAAAGCATTCGATCAGGACCGAAAGGAAGTTTAATAAGTTTATGTCACATAGAACTATATTCGCTACCTACAAATAATGATAAACAATCTCTTTGAAGTTCAAGCGGTAGACGATCAGTCGCCGCAGATAAATCAAATGAGAAGTAAGTATCATTATATGATTCATTAGATAATAAAGCCCTTACGGGTTTTAATTGATCAAATGTACCATCAGTAGGCAATTTCTTTAACAAATCCATAATGGATTTATGTAAAGGAAATAGCGCAATCTGAATTCAATAATTTGACATAGCAATAACTCTGGATTTTCCACTAACATTATAAACAACACCAAGTTTACCTAATAAAGGTCTACTAGTGTAAGTAAATAAATATAGCGGAAAACCTAATATAAGAATCATTATAAAACCAAAGCATATAAGATATGCTTCGTTATATATATAAAATCTTAAAAGATTGAATAGATAAACTGGTTCACTATAGAATGCAAAAGCATCAGTAGTTACAGAATATCATGATTTCTTACCATTAGGTCCAGAGCTTTCCAAAACCAAACCTTTAATAGGTTGAAGTTGAAGGGAAAACTTCTGTGATGTTCTGTTATGAACATGCTTACCAGTAATAAGTGATATAAGATTACGCTTTGCTCGGAGTAAAATACTCGGAGACAAAGTTGATGATAAACCATTAAATGGAGCCAAAATAGTATCATAAGATACTTTTGGTCATCATTTCAATAATCTATGAACACCTAATACTGTTTGAACTGCAACATAGACTACTCTATTTTCGAGATAAATTTCTCGAATATAGATTGGTAATAGTCTAGGTCTACCCTTTTTATCAATAGAAATTCTACACTTTGGAGTGTAGTTTCCATTAGATAAAAGGGAATTATTTAGAGTATAAACCTCTTTAAGATAAGTAAATACTTGACGTATATTACTTCTCTTAGATTGAGTTTTATACATTTCGATAATTCTTTTATTTAGTAATGAAAGATTAATCGGAATTTGAGTCTCAAATAGTTTGAGAATGAATCTAAAATACTGAACTAAATCTTTAGTTCCTTGTACTTTAGGATCACCTTTAGCCCTTATTGACTTATCAAATGAGAAATTATTTTTAAGATTTTTCATTGACAAGTTTATTACAGGATGCCCTTGTTCACTCGAGTAATTAACTCGTGGAGTCCTAGGGTCTAAGGAATCTTCACCTTTACTAGCCATTAACGACTACGTTACTGATGTCAGCAACGACGGCTTGATCGATGGACACTATTCTAAACAGAATAGCCCACGGAAGGCGCAGTCGGGGAATTTTGGCATCCGCAATAATACCAGTTTATCGCGGTTTTATCTCAAG